CGTTATTGCGAAACTTACAGCCACTCAGGCATTTGCTGCATTTATCCTTCGTGATATCGGAGGTCGGCTGGTCATATTCATCCGCGACCGCCGGACCGCTATAACCACACTCATCACCACGATAGGTCCAGGTGCAGGTGTTGGCCAGCATGATGCGCCCCGGAAAAACAGCGCCATCCGTTTCCGTCGGCGTGGACAGTACAAAGGAGGCACTCACCGCGCTCAGTTCGCTGCACTGCTCGATGCGCCAGCGGCTGATTACCTCCTGCTCCGGATCGGCTTCGCTGTTTCCGTTGACGAAGTTCACCGCATCCAGAAAACGGGCGTAAACCTTACGCCGGACCACCGTTCCGCCGACCAGACTCTGCAGATCTTCCGCCATCCCTGTGACCATGCCGTGCAGATTAGAGACTTTCAGAGTTGGCCTTGCACTGGCTCCTTTACCGTTCATCTCAAATCCACTTCCCTGAATGGGATAGGCCTGATACTGCCGCCCCTGCCAGGTGACTGCTTCACCTTTTTCGTTCTGCTCATTACAGAAGAAATAACGATCTCCGCCGACCTCTGTCAGATCAATTTCCCAGAGCACGACCAGCGCGGATTGCTCCGTTTTAGTGCACTCATTGAGTGTTTCCTGCTGTATATCCTGCATCAGTGAGTGACCTCTTCAAAGGTACAGTTAAAATCGGTATACATGGCATTATCCGAAATGCTCCACTCCCTGCAGACAACCCGGACAGTCCTGTTGTGTTTTGGCGGACGCCACAAAAAAGCACGAATCCCGGCATGACGGGATAAAAAACTGTCCAGCGCGGCACGGGAGTATTCATCTGTGACACGAAATACCGGTTTAAACGTTTTCAGATCCGCATTCAGACCACCAGCCCGTCGCTGTTCATATCCGTCACCAAACTTTACCGTAATAACTGATGGCTTTCGTGTCGTCTCCATCCCCTCACGGGGGATCCAGTTAAAAACTTCAGGCTCAGGCACTGTATAATCCTCCATCCCGACGCGATGACTGCATAATTGACACAACCCTGCTGTCGATCAGATCCACCAGTCCCCTGGCTGAGCGCGTATCTATCTCGCCATTGCTCCCTTGATTCTGAATGCTGATGTGATACACGGGAGAATAAACAAATCCACCGCCACCATTCACATTGCCAATGGCTCTGACCCCAAGAGAGCCGTCCGCTGCCCGTGTCAGTGGCATGATAGCTTCAGGCCCGGCCTCACCCATCAGCCCGGCACCTTTCGCAAAAGCAAAATACGTCGGTGTATCCACAATAGTGTTACTGTAAGCACTCAGATTTGCCGATGTGTAAACACCACCTTTTGCGTTTGCCACCGCCCCCGAAATCCATCCGCCGACCGTACCAAGCCACCCTCCGGCACCGGAGAGTGATTTCAGTCCGTTAACAATGGCTGCATTCATCAGAATTTTTGAAACTTCCCGGAGAACTGAACTCCCCCAGTTCCTCCACTCCACAACATTCCCGGCCAGTGCATCGGAAATATTTGATACCAGCCCGTCCATCGTGGAAACGACAGCATCTGCCGCCTGTGAAGCATAATCGGTGGCACTGTCTGCCCAGTTGGTCAGTCCTTCCTGGAGTCCGGCATTCCAGTTATTACGTAAAGCATCGGCCTTTGCATAATAATCCTGCTGATCGCTGAGACGCTCTTCCAGATATTTTTTATTCAGTTCTTTCTCCTGTTTCCACAGGGCTTCTTCAATTTCTCCGGCCTGATACTGTCTCAGCAGTTCGTTATTTTTCTGCTCAAACGTCTGCCGGATACTCCACATTTCCTGGAGTCGTTCACGCATCCGTGAGCCTTCACCATATCCCAGCAACTGCGCGTCGTCAGATGCCCGGGCACTGGCATTACTGTCCGCCAGACTGCTCTCATACGCAGCAAGCTGCTCACGAATCTTTTTCTGGTCGATGAGTGCTGCATTCTGCAAAAGCGTTTTTTTCTGCGCTTCTGACAGGGTTGATAATTCGCCCTGACTGACCTGATATTTCATCTTAGCCAGTTCAGTATTCTGCCCTGCCAGTGCTATTTGTTCTTTTTGCTGTTTAATCAGCCGTTTATAAATATCTTCTGTTTTTTCCGCTTCGGTCTTTTTATGCGCTTTGGGTTTATTTGCCTGGTTATTTCGCCAGGCATCCAGTGAGTTATTGATATAATTCTGTCTGGCTGTCTGATACGCCTCTCCCACAAAGCCGAGATCATCCGCAGCATAACCCAGGCGGGCACGCTCACGGGCTTCCCCCTTCAGGCGGGACAGAGCCAGTTCGCGCTCGCTGTTATTCAGTGCGGTCTGCTGTTTATCATCCAGGGTTGCCTGTGGTAGCCGTAACGGTACATTCACCAGCCCCTGTCGCTGCTGAAGTAATTCATTACCGAGCCCGAGAAGGCGATTAAACTCGGTATGCTGCCCATTCATGATCAACAGGGACTGATACGCTTTGTTTTGTTCCGCGGCCTGTTGACGGATCAACGCCACCCGTCGCTCCTCCAGCCCGGCAAGCACATCCTGAATGGATTGCGCTTTGCCCTGCATTTGTGTGAGACGGGACTGTTCAACTGCCAGTTGATTTGTTGCTTCTGCAAGCCCTTCTGTGACAGTTTTTACCGACGTCATGTGGTTAATCATAAAACCGTTATCGGTTGTCCAGCCCGGGTTTGCCAGCACATACTGATAGCCAGCAATTTTTTCCTGTAAGGATTTAATCTTACTTTTCTGCTCGTCAATTAACCTGTTTTGCTCATCAAGTGCCTGCCGCGTCTTTTCCTCATTATCTGACGCTTCAGGAAGCGACATTGCCGACGTTTTCTGGCGAATTTCGTCGATTGTTGCGGCATACTGGCGTGCAGATTCTCTGGCCTGCTCCTGATTCTGATACATCGTGTACCAGGCCGTCGCCCCCAGCATGACGAGTCCCGGCACACCACCAACCAACCCCAGCGCACCACTTAACAGACGACTCCCCACTGACGTGACAGTATTCAGCGTTGTCTGTGCCGCTGTTCTGGCCGCAATATTACGGGTAAGTGACGCCTGGGCAGCTGTCAGCTTCGCTTCTGCTGCGGCCTGCCTTTCGGTACCGCGAGCAGCAACAACCGCCTGTTGCGCACGATAAACCGCCGCACGCGCCCTGGCGGTTGCTATCTGTGTCCCCCGAAGTTGCGCTTCAGCAAGAGCCACTTCGTTTCTGGCTGCAGTAATTAATCCGGCAGTTGCAGATCCAGCAGACGACGCCATATTGCCAAAATATCGGGCTACCCCGACGGCAACCAGTGCGCCAGCTGCAGCAGCCACGGTATCAATATTGTCTGCAACACCATTCAACACCCCGGTGAGTGTCTTTGTCACTCCGCTTGCCTCGTTCGCACCACCAACCCAGGCCATAAAGGCGTTTTCAACTTTGGTTGCAGAGGATGAAACAGTATCAGGCATTGCTGCATATTCATCACGCAACGCCCCAAGCTGACTAATCAGTGCAGGAACAACCTTATCGGCGGTCAGTTTTCCGTTATCCGCCATGGCCTTCAGATCCTTACGGGCAACACCCATTCCCGCAGCCAGCGCACGAATAACACGATCGCCGTTCTCATTCACAGAGTTAAATTCTTCACCGCGCAGCACTCCCTGCGCCAGTGCCTGACTGAACTGCGTGATCACCGAACTGGCTTCTGCTGTACTGGCACCGGATAATTTCAGGCCCGTGGAGATCGCCTCGGTGACTTTCAGTACCTCCTCAGAACTGTAGCCATACTCCCGCATGGAAGCTGCAGAGCGGGCAAAAAGGCTGGCGTTATCAGAAAACGCCGTTCCCGTTCTCTGGCTGATTGCCATTAATTCACGTTGTGATACCTGAAAATCATCACTGGACTGTGAAGCCTGCTTCAGACGGGCATTTACTGAATTCCACTCATCGGCGAGAGAAATAAGATGAC